CGGCGTAGGGGGCGGCGGAGGCGGCGGCGGCGGCGTAGGCGGCGGCGGCGGCGGCGGAGGCGGCGTAGGCGGCGGCGGCGGCGGCGGCGGCATTTTGATTCTCAAGAAAATCGTCTGCCAGATATTTTTCTGCCGCTTCTATTGCTTTCCGGGGGCGTTTATCGTCAGGGTATTTCTTCTCAAAGATATATAAGACTTCCCGAGCCGCAAAGATAGCGTATGCAAGATATTGCTTGCGCTCCATGATCCGCACGATGAGCCAGTTGGCCCAATCGAAGCGTTTCTCAATCATGAGTTTTTGGACGATCTTCACGTCATTGGTTTCTTCTTGCGCGTTAAACCAGTCCTCTCCTGATACACACGCCGACTTTTCTTTGAGCCAGTTCTTTGTGATCTTCATTTAATTTTCTCCTTTTCTGTTTTCGCTCCCTGTCGTTTCAAAACTCATGCCCTGGCTTGCCCCGTGCCGCGTCAAAGCACGGTGGCCTTGATGGTGTCATGCCGAAAATTGCACATCTCCGCTTGCCTTCATTAACGCCCAGATAGCATCCCATGTTCCGGCCTTTACGTTTTTGACATCCAATAAGAGCACGCCGTCTTCGCTGTGATATGCTTTAAGCGTTCCGTTGTCCATCTCTAACCGGATGCCAGCCGCTCCAGCGTCTAAGCCTGCCAGCGTTGCGTCATAGGGTGTCATAGTGTGCGTTGCCTTCGTAGGTGTCATGGTGTGTTTCCTTTCGCTCGTTGTTTTCTATCGTTGCGTTAAATTGTGCGTGCGGGTTCGGCTCGTACTTCCCCGCTTTCGGTTTACACATTGCAGAGTAACGGCTTATTGGCTTTTAACAAGATGCTTTCATCCTCGGTCTGCGTTCTAACCCACAGACGGGTTAACACCCTATCAGGTTGCCGGATAGCCTAATCGCACGCACTTAATTTTTAATATGGATGATCTTGGTCTTTTGTGCTTTCCTCAATAATTTCTTCTTCAATTTCTATGTCTTCAATTATGCCTTCTGCTATGTCGCGGGCGTTATTGTCTGCCGCTTCATTTAACAACGCCTGTGTTTCTTCGATGGTTTTAATCCTGCGGAAACCTCTGTCACCGTCACGGATTGATTGCATTTCAGAAGCTGAAATTTTATTTTTCATGGTGTCCCCCTGCGGTCGTTTGCGGTGTGTTGCGTTATGCTGTAATCCTTGCCCCGTTGTAACTTGTCGCGCTTTCTATCATACAGGATTGCCCCGGCTTGAGTATCCGACCGGCCAAGATATGAGCGGCTTCTTGCGGCGTGCTGGCTCTTGCACCGTCACCAGTCAGCGCACACCGGGCAACATAATCCCATCCGTGTTTATTCAATCCCGATTTTTCGTATGTGATTTTTATGGTCATGTTCTCCCCTTGTTTCCTTGTTCCATCCCGGTCTCTCCGGGCCGAGCGCCCGGACACCCCACGCACTGGAAAGCCGCAATCAGGGCGACTGCGGGACGCGTGAGGGCCGGGGTTTGTTTTTTGTTTTGGGTTTTCATTGACGCTTTCCAGTTCGTCTTTTTTGTTCCGATGCTTATAATTTAACATATCTATATTTCTGTGCAACAAAAATCGCAAACAAAATGTTGTATTATCGCGCAATTTTCCTATCAATGCCCGCCTACGTCAAAACGATATATTTGCAAGATTATACAAGTTTTGTGATTTTGTTAAATAAATTTACGCGGATCGTTTCGGCAAAATGATTGACTCCCGTCGGCGACTTGATAGCATCTGGAGCGCGTGGATAATCAGGCCCCAAAATAACGATTGACTTACTCCCAAAATATGGTAGTATATTACGCGCGTGGATTAAAATGTGAAAATATATTTAGTTTGGAATTGACAAAGATTTGAATAGGTGTATAGTATGGGGTAGTTTGAAAGCAAGAAAGGATTGAGCGATGGAAACGCTGACTGACGCAGATAGAATTTGCAACCGCCACAAAGCCCGCCTGCTGACCAATCTCGAAGCCGCCAACTGCCCAGACATTTTTTTGCAAGCCGTGAAGTCTGAAATTGACTGGATGCGGTCTGATCTCAAGTCATTGAGCGAATTGAAAGAATTGAAAGGAAAACATGAATCAACTATCTAATCAAGCGGCAGAAATGGGTGTTCTCGGCGCCGCACTCCTCGACGCCGATAAGGTAATGCCTTTCGCCGTCACTCAAAAGAAACTTCTCCCCGACGCATTCCATCATCCGCCACACGCCTATTTATGGAAAACCCTGATGATTATGGCCGATGAAAAACGGCCTATAGATGTTCTGACCGTTGCCGAAAAACTCGGACAAGTAGGGCTTGATAAGATTGGTGGCACGGCATACCTAAATGGATTGCTGGATTCCATTCCTACGGCGGCACACGCGGAATATTACATGGACATACTGATGGAATGGCACACCATTCGCAAAATATCCATGCTTGAAATTGAATTGAAAGAAGCCGTTGCTCAAGGTGAATTATCGGAATGCCAACGTCTAAACGGCCTGATTCAAACCGCGCTCACCGATCACGCCAAGTCAGACGAGGATCGTTTTCCATCTATCCGGTATCTTGACCTCGTTAATTACACCGTTCCAGAAGGCCACATTATTGCCGGCCACGGGTGGCTTCGGCGCGGCGGCGGTTGCCTTCTGACTGGAGGCACATCGCTTGGTAAATCCATTCTGGCCGAACAAATAGCCGTTTCAGTTGCTTCTGGATTGCCTATTCTTGGGTGTCTCAAAGTCCCGGCACCAGCGCGTGTACTTTATATTCAGGCTGAAAACGACGAAGAAACACTCCAGCGTGACATACTATCCATCGTCAAATTTCTCAAGGCTGACACCGCTTTGGTTCAGGAAAACCTATCCATTCATCATGTATATGGCCTTCAGGGTTCATCGCTCGACGCCTGGGTAGAAAACCAGATTATTAAGCAATCCATTGACCTTTTTATCCTCGATCCGTATCAAAACTTCATCCCGGCCGGCATGAACATTAATGATGCTTCGACGTTCCTTGCTTTCAATTTTAACCTAAACCGCATCATCAAACAGCATAATTGCGCCTTTTTGCTCGTTACTCATACCCCGAAGCCACATGATCGTGAACAGTGGACCGCCCGCGAATCCGTGTACATGGCCGTAGGTTCACAGGCTATCGCGGCATGGGCGCGCACTTCCGCAGAAATTACTGGCTATCAGGACGACGACACAAAATACCGTCTTCGCTTCGGGAAGAACGCCGAACGCAACGGACTCGACAATGGAACTGGCGGACTTGTGCGCGATTTAATGATTCAGCATTCTCCATCCATTCACGAACCATATTGGACTGTTCCATCCGATCAATCCGAGCCAAATAAGTCTTCGGAAATGGGCAAAAAAATCATTATGATGGCCAACGAACACCCATCCTATTCCTACGCCAAAATAGCCGAGGAAATTAAATGCTCAAAATCAGTTGTTGGTAAGTGGTATCCACGCAAAGAGGAATAAAATGACAAACGAAGAATATGAATGGCGACAAAAATACAACCTCTATCTAAAATCTGCCGCATGGCACAATACCCGTAGAATATTGTTTTGGCAACGCGGGAAAAGATGCGAAATATGCGGTTGGGGGTCTCGTCATCTTTTTGTTCATCACTTGACTTATGAACGGTTGGGCCATGAACGGATGGAAGACCTTCAAATAGTTTGCCAAAATTGCCATGAAAAAGCCGATTCTTTAAGAGCAACGGCACAGTCTAATATTAGAGAAGGCAAGCGTATTGATGCCGCTTTTCAAACTTGGTGCGACAAGCGCGGCGTGAACGAACCAGATGAATATGAATTTGAAAAATTTTATGACTGGTTGGAACGAAAAAATGAATAGTCAAAATCGTCCACGATTTGTCTTTTTTACCATCAAAAATCTCGTTGTTTTTCCAGTCATGGAACGTGCCCGTTCGTCCACGTCCACCCTAAAGGGGTGTGGACGCGTGGACGACCTCGAAACGGCACCGTCCATTTGACCCCGCGTGGACGATCGTGGACGGTGTGGACGATATATGCAAAGCCGAATTGCAGTGCTGGAACTGCGGAAGCTGAACGGCAAGATGGATGAGTTCCTCAAACGGTTCAAAGCCGAATAGGTTGTGATACCAAATATGTAATAAAAAAAAGGAGTAATTATGCCAAAATCAGGTCCACAACGGGCTACCGAATTCTTGCTTGAAGTTGCGGCACAGCGCCTGGCAAAAGGAGAATCTCAAACTGCCGTATATTTATCGCTTTATCCACATTCCAAGCCTCTCAAACCGTCTTCCTTATCTTCGCAGGCATCAAGGTTCGCTCACAAACTATCGTCTAGGGTTAAAGATATCCAGGCAGAAGCAAAAAAGGATTGCGTGTTCACCATTAAACGCAAGAGAGAGATACTGGAAGACATTGCCGAAGGACACCTAAAAGTCAAAGAAGATGGTTCAGCAACGTTTAGAGATAGGATTTCTGCTATTGATATCGACAATAAGATCGAAAAAGTCTACGACGCCGGCGCCGGGGACCGCCAGTTGGTGATTATCCTTCGGGATCAACCGCGGGTCAGCGACGACAAAATGCAGGCGATTGATGTTGTGGATCCAAAGCAGATCGAAAGTCATGATGCTCCGGAAGAATGTGATACGTCGCATAATAAGCCTTAAGTTACCCATTCATTTTTTGTAAGTAGTTATAAATCAATATAGTATAAAAACACCATATAACCAAGAGTCCACTATGAAATGGGTATGCTGTTTTGAGTCAATGGAATCAATGGTTTTAAAAAGTGGTGGGGCGTCAGCCCTATTGGCATTTGGCAATACCATGACAAGGGAATCGAAGGTTTGACGTGTTGTAGTCCATTGTAGCAAGTTGTTTTATAAGGAATACAGTCTTTTTCAATGAAAACAAGCAAAATTGAAGTAAAATTTAATTATTGGCCTAAGCAGTTGGAGGCGTGTGACGCGGCTAACACCCACAAATACACCCTATTTGGTGGGTCGCGGGGACCAGGGAAGAGCCGGTGGATCCGTTGGTATTTGCTGGAATATCTTTTACGGGCGCGGCAAGAATGGATTGATACTGGTAATGAAAATATGAAGAATGTCCATGTGGCGCTGTTCTGTGAAGACTATGTGAGCCTGACGGACCGGCAGATTAGCAAGATAGTTGCGGAGTTTCCGAGGGATCTTGGCGAGGTTCGCAAGTCTGTGACGGAGGGTCTTGGTTTTCATATTCGGGATGGTCATGGGTTTATGGCGCTCCGTAACTTGGACGATGCCAGCCGATATCAGTCTGCCGAGTTTGCCATGATCGGCGTGGACGAGTTAACCAAAAACCCGCTAAGCACGTTTAACATGCTCCGTGGCTCGTTACGCTGGCCAGGGATAAAGACACCGCGGTTCGTCGCTACGTCCAATCCTGGCGGAATTGGGCACCAGTGGGTGAAGTCCTACTGGATAGACCGGATATTCCCGCCGGAACTACAGGCAGAAGCCAAGGAGTTTGCCTTCGTGCCGGCTCTGCCTTCCGACAATCCGAGCCTGCCGAAGTCCTACTGGGACATGCTTAACACCCTTCCCGAGCCTCTTCGCTTGGCTTGGAAGGAAGGCCGCTGGGACGTGTTCACCGAGCAGGCGTTCGCCTTCAACCCGGCGGTCCATGTCATTCAGCCGTTGCCAGTGCCGGCCAATGCGCCGCTTTATATGACCTTTGACTGGGGCTTTGGGAAGCCTTACGCCGCGGAGTGGTTCTGGGTGGACCAGGACGGCCGGCTGTATCTGTTTTCCGAGCTTTACGGCGCCATGCCGGGTGGTATGGATGTCGGCCTGCGCCAGACTGACGCCGAGATTGCCGAGCGGATAGTGGCGCACGAGAAGCGCGAGGGGATAAGCGGCCGGTTTATCACGCGGTTGTGCGATCCGACCTGCTTCAACCGCAAGCCGGATTACCGCGGGGGTGGCCAAGGACCGTCCACGGCCGAGGTATTTGCTCAGGCGGGGTTACAGATGGCGCCTGGGGATGCCAACAGGAAGCTTAAATTCAGGCAATTACACCAACGGTTACGGGTAACGGCCGGCCAGATGCCCATGTTCGTCGTGTATAACTCCTGTAGCGACTTCATCCGGACCGTTCAACTCATGCAAGTGGATCCGCATGACACCGAGGAAATTGATAGTCGTCTTGAGGACCACGCGGTTGATTCCGTTTGTCACGCGGTGATGGCACGTCCCATCGGCGCGTCGGTGTCCGGACCGTCTCCGGTAAAGGTTGGTACGCTGGAGGATAGTGAAATATGATTGAAGCACCGACACAATCAACGTATGACGCGGAGCGCAAGACATCAAACCTGCGCTTTGACAACGACGACTCTAACCCGCTGACGGGGGAATATTACCTGCGCGGTGGAATATGCTGGCCAGTGGTCCCGAGGACCGGCGCCGGCGGGATTGCCATCGGTCACGCCGTCATGGTCGGGTTTAATCTGCAAACGAAGTGTTATACCGTGTTTGAGGACATAGAGTTTCGGTGCATTGATCCGATATTGGAGAATGGGCGCATGACGTTTGAGGGGATTGCCAACTGGTTAAACAACTGTTGGGCGCGATATTTTTGCCATTACTTTTATTACAATGCTCCGGAACTTGTCCACAGAACATACTTGATGCAGGTCTTGAGGTCGGAGATGGTGTCTCCCAAACCGGCGTTTATCGAGATTCCCTGGCAATCTGACGACCAGGTGTTGCCGGTATTTTGGAGTCTGATTAACACCAAACGGCTCAAGCAATCGTCAGCAGCGATAAAGGATCAAGCCCGTCAATGCCAGGGCGCGTTGGGCTCCGTGGAGTTGGCGCTATACCCGGCCGTGTATGCGCTGACGTGTGCGCTGGTGGCGATGGAACGGTGGCCATGGAGAGAGAGGACATGAGTAAGTTTTCTCCAATGGGATCATATAAGGGCGCAGGATTTGGACATATAGGACGGATCGGGCGTATTGAGTCGTTTTACGTTGTGAAAGGGAAAGACATGAAACCGAAGCGTGTGTATCGCAAGCGACAGTGGACCAGGCAGGCGGCGAGGAAGTTTGCCAAGGTAGCGAAACGATGGGCAAGGAAGAAACCGAAGTGGCATAAGTCTTTGTCTAACGTCGCTGATCTTGCCAGTGCTTATGCCATAGGCAAGATGCTACAAGTCCGTCTGCTCAACTCCGTCGGCGTCGAGATCGGCTGGCGCGATGAGCCCAACCCGTTCAAGTGGATAAACGAGATGCCGGATGCGTTGAGGGTTAAACCAAAGGAAAAAAAACCATGCTCACACTGACGCCCGCCGAGAAACAGTCCATAGCGCACATGATAGCCGCGGCGATATTTGCCAAGGGAGCCAAGTGTCCGAAGTGCCTGGGCGACAAGATAGGCGCCGAGATCAACTTCAAAACATGGGTGGTAATCGTGTCGTGCCCGTGCGGATACCGGACGGCCGATAAGATGGGCGATATTGAAGGCATCGAGAAACAAATCGTCAGTCAGCGCGAAGTCTCCCAACAGCAGAATGCCATACACAAGGTCATTGGGGGAGTGCTTGAGGAAGAGGCGCAGAAGATTATCAACGAGCCGCCAAAGAAGTGAGGTTGTCATGAAGCGTAAGTCTAAAACCAGTATATCAGAAATGGTATCTCCCAAACAAACTCTCGGACTGGAACGCAAACCAGATAGTCAGATCGTATGTGTTCCAACCCGCAAGCAGTTAAAGAAGTGGCTGAAGTTTCTTAACGAGCCCGTGGATACTGGCGGGTGCCATTGTCCTAAGTGCGGGCATAAACTTCATTGCGATTACTATTGAGGTGTCAATGAGCGATCCCTTTGCAACTCGCTTCCATCCTACCAGCCGCAAACTGGACTGGCTCGTGCGCCATCACTGGAAGGACATGACGCCGTACGAGAAGGCGTTTTGCAAGAATGTTTATTCGATGGAGAGGCGGACGCCGGGACAGCATGTGTTTGCGGGAAGGTTGTACAAGCGGTATAACAGGATGAGCTCTGATGTTAAAAACAATCAGTTGCGTATGCTTGTTGATTATGTTGAGCGGCGTGGTAATAAAATTGGTTCTTGACAAGTGCTTGTTTTTTTGGTATTAGGCGAAGTTGTAAGAGTAAAATTGTGCCTACAGAACTGATCGGGGGTAATCATGGCAAGCCCAAGCGGCCGGAACGGTTTGAGCGATTTCGTGATAAAGACCTACCAACAGTGGCAGGAGAATAGAAGGCCATTACAGGATAAGTGGAATGAGAATGATAGCGCGTTTCGCGGTTCCAGCGAGCAATTCTGGGACGCAAATTATAAAGGCGAAGGTGGCCGCGAGTACGATAACGTCGGCGCCCGCCGCGTAGGCCGTGGCAACTGGAAGTCCGGCGAAGGCAAAGGCTGGCGATCCAACACCTTCATCAACATCACCAAGCAGAAGATCATGTCGGCCTACTCGCTTGTGATTGATATGCAGTTGGCCGGGTCCAAGATTCCCTTCATGCTGAAACCTTCCCCGTGGGATGATGTGCGTCAAAGTCAGATGCAACTCCAGGATGCCGAGCAGGAGAAGAAAGACATTGAAGACATGCGGAAGTTGATAGAACAACAGCTTCTGGATTGTAACGCCAACCGGTCGCTAATGCGGAACGTCCTGTGCGCGGCCAAGTATGGCGAGACCATTGCCAAGCAGGTCGTCATTAACATCGAGCGCCAGCGGTGGCAGTCAAGCGTCGCGGTTCCTGGTGCTCCTGAGCAATACAAGACTTTCGATCCCATTCTTGAGCAAGGATTACAACCCGGTTGGGAATATGTAAGCCTGTGGGATTTTTTCCGTGACCTCGAGAACGACGATCTCCAAGCCTCTGCCGGTTGTATCCACCGCCAGTTAGTTGCGCCATTCTGGCTCAGGCAGAAAAAGGATAGGCCGTTATATCTGAATGAGAAGATTGATAACGCCCTGTCCTTGGCACAGCGTAGTGGCACAAGCGCGGACCAACCCGAACAGGATCCTCTAAGCCTTCCACCGGCCTTGCGGTATGTGAAGAACCGGCAGAACACCTTGCTCTATCTTGAGTTTTGGGGACGTGTGCCGCGTGAGACTGCCGAGGCATTTGAGGAAGAACTATTCAAGGGAGAGGACGTGCCGGCCGTGGCTTACGATGCAACGAATGACGAAGGCAACGAAGTCGAGTGCATGGTGTGTGTGGCCGGCGACGAAGTGGTGCGTTATGCCCGAACCGATGCCAAGGAGCGACCATTCCGCCGTGGTGTGTGGGAAGACTCCCTTGACGATCTTGGTGCCATCGGGGTAGCCGATAATGCGGCCAATAGCCAGTTTGTTTTGAATGGAGCAGTCCGAGCATTTGAAGACAACAAGAAACTTTCGGCTAACGTGATACTCGCAGTCAAGCGCCGATTCATGGAACAAGACTTCAAGGAGACCAAGACCGGCATGGTGCTGGAGATTTCCGAGGACTGTGACGATGCACGTAAAGCGGTTATGCCGATTGTGATACCGGATGTGGGGCAGAGTTTGATTACACTGATTGAGTTGATGGAAAAGGAATGCGATTCTGACACGCTCATACCAAAAATCGTGCAAGGGCAAGACGTGAAACAGCCCGCTATGCGTGCGTTCATAGCTGCGCAACAAGTCGAACAGGCTGGAAAATATATCGGTTCTGTCATTCGAAACTTTGATGAAGGCTTGATCGAGCCTATGGTCGAAAAATTTTATTCCTACAACATGTTGGACCCGGAACAGAAAACCGGAAAAGGAAGCTACATAGTAAAAGCGTTGGGGTTCAGTTCGTTTCAGGACAGAGTAGAACGTATTGCCCGTCTGCAACAGATGCTTACGATGATACTTTCAAGTCCTGAATTGATGAAGGAATGTAAGTTGCACTTTTTTGTTGATGAACTGGCTAAAGCTCTTGATATGGATCCTGAGCAAATTCTTAAAAGCGATGCTGAAAAGATGGCGGAAGCACAGCAGGCCGCGTCCGCTCCTCCCGATCCCTTGCGCGAAGCTCAAACCAAAAAGTTTTCTGCTGAGGCTGATAGGGCGGAAGCTCAAGCTCAACTATCTGCGGCCAGCATAGGCCATAAAGATGATGCTCTAAAGATTGAAAGGGCAAAAACTATTCACGCTATGGAAACCAAGTCACACCCTGCTTCTGCTGCAAAGGAACAATGAGCATTTGTGGTATATACGGATTTAAGAATACTACCAACGGCAAGTGGTATATCGGGCAGAGCGTGGATATTGGTGTGCGAAAGCGTGGACATCTTTCTAAATTAAGAGGCAACAATCACGTCAATGCTCATCTGCAAGCTGCGTTCCATAAATATGGAGAAGACAATCTTGAGTTTCGTGTTTTAGAGGAAACGCAAGAAGGACTATTGGATATTCAGGAACGTCTTTGGATTATTCATTATAAAAGCGATCAACCGGAGTTTGGTTACAATCTAAGAATGGGTGGAAATATCGGGCATCATCCATCAGAAGAAACGAGGCGCAAGTCATCTTTATCACACAAAGGCAAATCTCCTTCGGCGGAATCACGTCTCAAACTTTCTGTCGCCCTTATGGGCAGACCATCTCCAATGAAGGGTAGGCATCAGTCCGAGGAAGCACGACGCAAAATAGCAGAAGGTCATAGAGGAAAGCCTAAACTATGGCTACGAGGTAGGCATCAATCTGACGAAACGAAGAAGAAAAGAGCCGATGCACTTAGAGGCCAGCATCGTTCCGAAGAATCGCGACAAAGAATGCGTGTAGCCGCAAAACTTAGATGTAAAAATAACGCTTGACATTGGAGCTACAAAATGGTATTAGGCGAAATTGAGGAGCCAGATTATAGTGAAACTAAAGCCGCAACTTAACGACGACGAGATTATTGCGCTGGCCAAACTGAATGAAGTCGGTGCCGGTGCGGCGTTAATAAAATTACTGGAAGAGGAGGTAAAAAAACGCAGGCAGGACTTGGAAGAAAGCCCGCATATTGATTGCGTTGATTGCAAGCGTGATTTTCGGTATGCTGTAGGATTTATAGCAGGGCTAAAATTTGTTACTCAATCGCAACGTATTGCTCGTGAAATGATCTCAAACGAACCAAAAGAATGGGAATAACCATGAAACGCTTTTTAATTTCTGCCGCCGCTCTTGTTCTGTGTGCCTTGCCGCTGATGGCCATTACATATCCTGGCGACTATAATTATTCCGGGACCGTGAATTTTGACAAAGGATGTATCTGGTCCATCCAAGGAACCAGGGTGACGGCAACGGCCAGCCAGCTCAACACTGCGTCAACCATCGGGATAACGAACGCGACGCTTACGATCACGCGGCAAGTTGTAGCAAGCGCGACTAACGGAACTGTTGCAATTACGATTACGCCTCAGTACGGGACATTTACAAACCTGAATGCAGCGACTAACCCAATCGTGCAGGTATTGATGACAAACGTAACATGCACGGCTATATTTACTCCTCAGGCGGCTTCTGTGGCTGCCGTGACGAACGTAGTGATTACAACGCAACATCCCTAAGTGTCATGGATCCTAACAAGAAAAACTGGGGTGTGGAGATTGCCGAGCAACAGGCGGATGCCGCAGACAGTTCATGCGAATGCGGCGAGTCCGGTGACTGTGACGATGGCGGCGATGATGATAGTGAAGATTGATTAAAAATACAAAGAGTCCGGCCGGCCAGCTGGATTCGACAATAGTTCGAGAGAGGGCGCTTTTACGGGCGTAAACCTGTAGAGCGCCCTCTTTCTTTGTACCGATAGTCAGTAAAGCCAAATAAAGAAAGGGGGCCAATATGCCCGAAGACAATGAAAGCGGAATCGAAGATCAGGCGGCCGATAAGGATTTTGGCGGTGGATTTGAGACGGAGTCGGCGGCGGGTGGTCAGGTTGGAGCGGAGAAAACCAAGGAAGAGCAACCGAAAGCGGATGCAGGAACCGAGAATCGGGATGTGGCGCCAGTGAAGGCGGATGGCGCTAAGACCGAGGTGAAACCGAAAGAGGATGCCAAGGCCAAGGAAGTAGTAAAGCCAGAACCAACTGCCCATGAACGGATGGAGACTCGGGCGACGGAGACGGCTAAGCCGAAGGAAACTGATGGCGCTATCGCAAAGCCAGCGGAAGAGCAACGGCCGGCGGCAGTTGAAAAGCCGAAGGAAACTTCGGTATCGGCAAAGGACGCTGGCAATTCGATTGAAGCGGCATTGGCGGCGGCTGCTGACCGCAAGATTACGGTGGATGGCAAGGATACGCCGCTTGGCGAGTTTGCCAAGGAGTATCCAGAAGTAGTGCGGGCCGCGGCGATATTGGCGGACACTATTGCCAAACAGACGGTAGAGCAGTTGATGAGTTCAGGGAAGTTTGTAACATCAGAAGCTTCCCAAGCGATGCAGGCGCAGATGGCGACGATGCAGTTCTGGAATGAAGTCCAGACATCTCATCCAGATGCGCGAGCGGTGACAGCGAGCCAAGGCTTTAAGGACTGGGTGGCGAAGTCGCCTCATGCGGAGTTGATGGCGAGGTCGCCGGATCCAAATGATGCCAAGTTAGTGTTGGATGCCTATAAGGAAGTTTTAGGTAAGACCGCCAAGGCGGAGAAGGATGCTGAAGCGGCAAAGGCCAAGGCCAAGCGGGATGATCTGCATGGCGATACTTTAAGGGGTGGTGGAAGATCGGCCCGGCAATCGAGCGAAGATTCGGAGGATTTCGATGCCGGATTTCAACGAGAAAAATAACGTGTGGCTCGAAGAGTACAAGACTCCGGCCATTTCAATAGAAGAAGGAAAGGAGGCCATATACAAGTGCCCGATATGTCTGCGTATTCTATTCAAAGGCAGTATCGCGCCAGTCAGCATTTTACAGGTTAGGTGCCGGAATTGTAGTGCATTTATCACGTACACGTTCATGTAGTCAAAACAATAAAGGGCCAGCGAGCCAAGTTAAAGCAAACAAATAACAGTTAGGTAAGGAGGTTCGTTATGCCCTCAAACATTTATGGAGACATCAGCCCTCGCACGGCTGGTTTCGCAGTTCGGAAGTTGCTGGAACGCGGTCAGTACCTTTTGGTGCTGGAGCGGTTTGGTCAGATTGATCCGCAAGGCCAGAACAAGACCAAGACCCGCAAATGGCGTCGGTACAATTCGTTGCAACGGGCAATCGCTCCGTTGGCGGAAGGCATCAGCCCGGCTGGGCAGCGTTTGACCTATACGGACGTTATCGCCACGTTGGAACAGTATGGCGATGTCGTGAAAGTGTCCGATGTCATTATCGATACGCATGAAGACCCCGTGCTTGACGAGACCGTCAAGATCATGGGTGAGCAGATGGCTGAAACCGTTGAAGTCGTGCGGTACAACATTGTCCGCGCCGGCACCAACGTATTCTATCCGTCTCCTGCGACGACTCGCGCTACGGTGGCTGGTCCTTGTGACCGCGCTACCCTGCGCTTGGTGTATCGCTCGTTCAAGCGCAACAAGGCCCGTGAGATCACCGAGATCATCAAAGCATCTCCGCTGATTTCCACCGAGCCCGTGCAGGCCGCGTTCTTCGCTCTGGCCAGCACCGACCTGGATGCCGACATTCGGAATATCACAGGCTTCGTTCCGACGCCTCAGTATTCCAATTCGGATAAGGCGCTTCCGGGCGAAATCGGCAAGGTTGAGAATATGCGGTTCATCTGTTCCGCGTTGTTCGAGCCCTGGCTGGCGGCTGCGACAAGCGAGAGTGGTTCAACATATCTGACAAACGGCGCCTCTGGCACCGGTTATCCGGATGTGTATCCGATTCTCGTCGTGGCGCGTGATGCGTATGCCATTGTTCCTCTGCAAGGCAAGAACGCGGCTTCAGTAGCGGTTGTGAATCCGAAACCGGTCATTGGCGATGAGCTTGGCCAGAACGGGTTTGCTTCGTGGAAGACCTATCAAACGGCGGCAATCCTTAACCAGATGTGGATGGCACGGATTGAAGTCGCTTGCACGGCGAATCCTGCGTGAGCAACGGAAAAGATTGACGAGCCCGGTGGAGGCTAAACTGAAGCCGGGCAAGTCAGCGAAGATAAAACGATAGTAGAAACATCAGATCGAGGAGGAAATGGTTATGAAGAAAATTTCAGGGTTTTTCAACGGCACCGGCGCCGTGTTGTATGTCGGTTGCGGGTTCTTGCCGGATAAGGTGGTCGTCAGGAATCTGACGGCGACAACGTGCCTGGTGGCCCGGTGGTCACGGCTCATGCGGACCCTTCAGCAGATTGATGGCGTTCTGGAAACCCAGGGCGTCAGCGCGGCCGTAGCGGCTGCGGCGGGCATTGAGCCCTATGTCGGTGGGGACGTGATGACGGCCGCGAACCAGACGGATGTGACCTATGGAGGCGGCATCTTCATCATGCGCCGGCTCAACGAGGATTACCGCGGGAAAGATCCCGCATTCTCCGATGTGTCTCCCGGATCCCCGGCGATCGACACGTGGACGCTGGATACGTTGGCGAATCGGACAGGGCACTTCAACAACGATGTTGTCGGCGCCATGATCGGTGCGGGTTCGGAAATCTGCATCGGCGACGGCAACGGCAAGAGCGCCGTCTGGTACACGATCCTGGCTTTGACAGCCGGCCAGGGTATCACCGCCGACGAAGTGACGCTGGACCGCGCCGCTCCGACCGGCAAGGTTCTGGCCATCAAGGGCAAGTATGACTTCTCGCCTGTGCCGATCGGCAGTGTCTGCCCCGCCGGATTCAAGATCATCAACACCACGCTCAACGGCAATGACCAAGGCATGGTGTTCGAGGCCGAGCAGTTCGATCTGTAAGTGACGCGATTGTGATTAAAGGGGTTTGTGGGGAGGCCGGTTCAACGCCGGTCTCCCCTATACCCAAAACTAAAGGAGATAGGCTATGAGTTCAGAAGCTAAAGATGGTATTGCTGAAGTTGCCGAGTTGGGCGAGATTAAAGAAGCAAAGCTGACGAAGTTCAAGGTGCCGAAGCCGGAAAAGTTTTACCGGGTACGGTTTCATAACAAGAGCGCGTCGACAGACCCAGATGACGTTCAACTGGCTGTAAATGGTGATCCACTTGTCCTCGAACGCGGCAAGGAAACGATCATTCGTGAGCGGTATAAGGTGTGCGCGGACAATGCCGCATTTCCGACGTTTACTCAGGAGCCAGGCCGCAACCGAAAAGTTACTGGTGAGATACATCTTTTTCCGTATGATCTTCTTGGCGAAGCGACTGAGGAAGAGTATAAAAAACTTTTGCGTGAAGGCAATAAGGCAACAAGGGATGCTGCAAAGAAAGATGTCTCTCGTTCTGAAGGATAGTCCATGCCTACATCTACGTCAATAACGGCATTTTCAGATTTGTATCCTCTGATGGAGCCGGATTTGCCGTCTTGCCCCGAGCCGTTCATCTTGCAAGCATTAAAGAAGACGGCACGTAAGTTTTGTCAAGAAACGGATGGGTGGCGGCAGTGGTTGCCGAGCATCAACCTTGTGGCGCAGCTGAGGGATTATTTGCTGACAGCGCCGACTGACACTGAGATACGCCATGTCCTCAAAGTGTGCATCAACACGGCTGATGCTATAGCCGCGGGTTATACGGGGGTGCCAGTCAAGGAAAAGGCATACGACTATTACGCCGAAGCCAGCACAAGACTTGGATCCGCTATTGCGGCGCATACGCTTTCATTCACATACCAGCATATTCCGTCAGTCAGCGTGACCGGGGGTCTGGATGTGGCAGTCAGTCTCTTGCCAGTGTACAATGCGGTTACGGTGGTAAATGCTGATTTTCTTGAGCGTTGGCACGAGGCGATAGTCGGTGGCGCTCTGGCATCCTTACTTACAATGAAGAAGCGCAAGTGGAGCGATCCGCAAAGGGCTTTAGATTTCCAGAAGGATTACTTCAAGGGCATCAACCGGCTACGCCGCGAGAACATTGCAGATTACAAACATGAAGTTCCCTGCTTGGAGGCATGATGGCTTTTACGGGTACAGATGTCCTTGCGATTGTGAGGCCGCAGGTCAATGACAGCGATGCTACGACTTGGGGCGATGCTGTGTTTCTGCCATTCCTGAATGAAGGTTGCCGTCGGATTTACAATGAGCATCCCGAATCCAGGTTGACAAGCGCCGGCGTCTTGAACTCATGGACCGATTTGACGGATATGGGCGCTACCGTGCCCCTGGACGATCTCTACAAGAATGTGCTGGTCGAATACCTCATATTCCGCTTCTTCAATGCCGAGGGCGATGCCCACGATGAGACTCGTTCCGCAGAGCATGAAGGCAAGTTCCTTGGCTTACTGGGAGATAAGTAAATGGCCTACGAACAAGAGGCGAAGTATCTTGCCAATGAAGCCGCCTTGCGAGTGTTGTTCACGGAAGACCCCTTGACTGGCGATAAGACCCTCAAGCGCCGCTGGGACTTTGGGCGTCCGGAACTCCAAGCCAGTGCCCTTGCCTATCTCAATACCATCCTGACCGTGCAGGATCCCATTGCCTCATCGGGAACGGCGCCGGCCGTCAGCAAGGTTTATCCGGGTCTATGGCGCGTTGCGCACGTGGACGCCTCTGGTAAAGCAGCCGGGAAAGATGAAGTCGGCCCGATTCAGACATTGGTGTTCGGATATGCGTCACAGATAAACTGGTCGGAAGCTCGCCTGGTGGACGGCGACACCCAGCCATTGCAGCCGGCACGTAGTTTTCAGGTGCGGTTTCCCAACTTGAACTATTCCAAATTGGGCGCGATGGTTGCCGGGCTTGAAACCACAAAGTATATTGTCAATCCTGTAATCGCCGGTGAAACATATAATGGTCCACCGGCAGGTTCGCCGCCGGCGCCGACCGACCAAAAGTGGCGGGTCCTGAACGTAAAACCCAGCCGGGCAGAGGATGGTAGCGGCGTCATAACCATAATGCTGGCCAAGAATCTGGTCACGACCCCGGACACACTCTCCGCGCCGATTCTTTTGAGCGATGACTTGGCGTTGCTTTCCCCGTTCGCGCTTGACGTCACATCGTTCAAAAACTCTTTCGTCTGGGAATACCGCTGGATTGACCCTTCTTATGCCCAGACTTTGCGGAATACTGTGGTTCTTGTTGCGGGTGTGATTGACGCCAAGGTGATAAAGGCCGATGACGGTTCATGCAACATTCAGGTCATGACGCAGACGAACACTTGGAATGGCGATCTCTCGCAAGTATGGGAGAAGCGGGTTCAATCGCCAACGTTTGCCGCCGAAGGGATAACGGAGACGTTTTCGCATATACCGCTGACAAGTCTTGCGGCATTCAAAACCACGCTTTCTACCCCTACAACTGGATACAAGGTTTCATCTCTGGTTGATTCCACGGCAGAAGAAGGGTATGCGCGGATTGTGCAGACGCAGGATAAACTTTTCCCCGGCACGGTTACACCCAACAATGGCGTGCGAACCGATGAAGACATTCTGCTTTTGATGGTCACTGGTGTTATTCGCACAACGGTTTGGCTGGGCGTGAAGGATGCCGATTTGGACACTGCCATGACCACATTGCTGACGGCTCCTACGGGATATACGGCCTTGCGCGTTGGCAATAATTACAGCGGCACAGGTTCGTGCAACATTACGCGAACGATGCTGACCAGAGGAACGATTGCCGATAAGATACAGACGGCTATTGAATATCCGACGTTCGAGGGTGAACGGATAACGTATCACTATCCCGGACTAAATCTTGCGGATGCCAACGCACTTTACCTATCACTTCAAACGGCAATTGTAGTTGGATATAAGGTGGACAGTGTTTCCATAGTCGAGTCACGGATGGCGTTGACGGTGGTTCAACAGTTATCCAAGGTGCAAGTTGCTCCATTTACAGTTAGCGCGGTTCACGCCCAGAGTTTTACGCATACCTTTGGGCTGGTGACACGGGCCACCACGGTTTATCTAAATGTGCCGTTTGCGGCTATCGGTACAGTCAAGACGGCGATAAACGCCATACCGAACATCATTGTGCTGGACATCAGCGATGATGACCGTGGGACCGGGTCGGCCAATGTGACTTATACATGGCGCACTTTACAGGCCGCGCCGCGGGCTTTGGGCGCAATCCGTTCGATTCAGCCCAGCCAGTTTCACCAGACCACGCAGGATCGCCTGTGGATTGATGTGAATCTGACGGATAAGGATGCTTTGGCAACGGCGGTTGCACTCGCCTTGGCTGGAACTGCGCCCTACACCGTGGCTGCTGGTGACACGATTCATAGCGCGGAAGGGTCGGATGCTGGCGATAAGACTGGGAACATCAATCAAAGTATATCCAAAAAGCCGGTAGCTTATACGCCAGCGTTATTTTCCACGGAAGATACCATAAACCCGCATGGGTTACAGGCGGCGGTGGCGATTACCGATGTTAAAGAATATCCTGAAATTGCGTATGCTGATCTTGGCACAATCTTTACCACGCTCCAGACGTTCTTGGGAACTCCGCCGAAGGGAAAAATTCAAGTCAGTCTGAACGGCAACGGCACGTTTATGATGCGAGGGATGAAGGAAGAAACACCAACGTGGGGCAATACCACGCCGACATACGTTAAGGTAGGCATACAAAATCTTGGTGGTATTGGAGAATCTAAGACAGAGTTAGCTACTGGAGTCCCCGTAGCTTCGGCAGCCGCAATAGTAGCGGCGGGAGCTACTGACGCCAATTATGCTCTTGACGATATTCGCATGACAGAACGTGGCGCGGGTGAGGCTACGATTGAGAAGAAGCAAACTCTGAAGTCTGAAACTGCTCTCATCATGCGGGACATTCCGGCATCAGGAACTCAACGCGCCGCGCAGGAACGTATATGGCCCATCGTGCTGGCCGCCGACTTCTCAACGATATGGACTGCCGCATTAACGGAAGGTGTTACGGGCAACTTCATTCTCAAGTATCGGCAAAGGCAGGAGTTGAGCGGCGGTGCATTCAGGGTGTCGAACATGGTTGAGAGCACACAGGTGGTTGTCACATCCTACACGGCAACATATAGCGACGAAGCTATCGTGACAGTCGAGCGTGGTCAGGATGCTGACGCAATTCCTACGGTGACGGATACGGTGGATGTTACTATGTCGGTTTCAGGCGAACTCAACGCCCTGAACAAATACGATTATCAGAAGCATACGTCCACGGCCAGAGTTCCGAAGTCATGTCCGTCTCCCGTGTCATGGTATAACTACGGCGATTTATACACGCAAAATGTCTATACGTTTGATGCGCCTACTGGCAAGTCATGGCTTCATTACGTGCACCATCGGCAAGTTGTTCGTGAGCACAGCATAGGGTTTTATTTGAATGCAACAGATGCGGCGGCGGCGGCTACAAGTGGAACTGTTGAATCAAGTAGTATCAGCCCTGCGGGTGGTGGATTATGGGTGGTACATAAGACATACAGGCTTGATGGGGATATATCGGTTGACACACTTACAAAGCCGTTTTAATCATGGATAACGAAAATACAGGTCTTACGCGGTCGGAAGTTGAGGCAATGATACAGACCGCCTTTGCTAATCATCGGGGTAGCGATGGCAAGATTTACGCCACAGCTAAGGATGAAAAGGAAGCCATAGCGCAGGACAACAAGGCCGAGTGGGATGCGTCGTCGTTTGTTGATAGGGGTAATATTAATCTATTTAATCGTCCTGCCGTTAAAATGCCTGACGGCAAAACCGCGAGCGTGCGAAGTATGTCCTTCAATGAGAACGGTCAAGAGATTCTTGTTCCTACAGTCAGCGAAGATGCTCGCATAATGTCTCATCAAGAAGCTATTGACCAATATCACAAGACGGGTAAGTATCTTGGCAAGTTTAATTCGGTGGATGAAGCCAATAAATACGCCGAACAGTTACATCAGCAACAGGCGTCTTTATTGAAGAACGCCGATGAAGGAGTGTTGGGTGGCGGAAAACGTGTTCGCACGATGGGCAGGGATGCACCGATGGGCGTGGTTGCCGATTCAAATGAGGTTGCCAAGGCAAGAGCGATTATGGGACAATCAACGCCGCTTGGCCGCGCTCATAGTGGCGTGGGGCAAGGTGGAGCAAAACCTCCAGCTTCCGAAGTTGAAGCCCCTCTATCAGCAGATGTTGCGGAAGCTATCAAAAAAACAGCGGAAGGTATGTCGCAAACATTTATCACTCGTGCAGAATTAAACGCCGCGCTTGGCGGTATCCATCCGGCGATACTTAATCAGAATCGCGGGGATCAGAATTCAATGGGTGGCGTGGGGCCGATGGTATTGACTTTACCGCTGTTGACTTCACAGAGTGACGTGTCGGCGGCGTGGGAGCCGGCAGGTGGCGGTGCGATGCCATTTAGCGGATTCGCATGGGTGGGTAACAAGCCGATGATTACTGTTGATCCTACGGAAAGCGGTGCAACGGGTTTTTTGAGTGTAAACTTGGACGGAAGTGGATACACATGGGCGGGATCAATGCCTACTTCCCAGCCTGCCAATGCTTGGGTTTTCGATTTAAGTCAAACTGCTGGCGATATTTGTATATTTGGCAATATCGCTCCGGGGGGATAATGAGCATAGCTACTACAGCGTTGCGGTATGGATGGCGGATCGTAGCCGGTGCGGTCTTAACCGGTGGTACGATTTACGTTGCCAGCAATGCGCCTAAATATATTTATCAGCGTGATGTTGTTGAGATTGTTCTGGGTGTGACCGAACGATGCCTTGCTACGCAAATAAATACGAATTCGACCTATAGTGTCAGTCCGCCATCTTATGTCCGTTCATGGGTGACGACCAATGGATTGAGTGGAACAAATTTTGCGTGGGTTACGAATCAAGTTACAAATCAGCTTTCATGGTTCACCGATCGCGCCATGATGGTTGATCTCGACGCCAAGATATTTGCGCTTATTCCTTACTACGTTGATACAAATTCGGTATTCGATGGAACTACGAATATCGTGATGCTGACGGTGACGAATTTGTTTGCTACACTGGGTATTGGGGATCACACAAACCAATTTACACAAATCCCCTGCTGGACAAACAATCCCGGCACAACGAACTGCACGACCAACGCCGCAACCTTCGGCCCCTGGGCGTGGCGCAATTACGTCGTGGCGTGGCAGGAGCGGTACAAGGTGCTGAATGCGTTGAAGTGCGTGAAGATTGCATCGGCTTTCGATACAGAATTGTCTCAAAAACAATATCTTTCGTATGGAGAAGATATTTTTCCGTATCGTAGTTGGGATAATTTTACTTCGTTTAACCAGTTGCTTCTTTCTATTACTTGCACAAATGGCGTGACATCCTTTGCTGAAAGCGGAGCAATCACAAATGAAAGTTCGGCGGTTGGGAGTGTTTGGCAAACCACCGGGCAAACTTGGGCGGAAATTGGGGTTTCAGCATATTTTGTAGGCAATATTTCAGGAACAAATAAATATATCGGCGGGGCAATTACAGAGCGATTAAAAATAACAGGTCCGAAGGTTCTAAATACCAATCTTCAAACAATAAAATCATTCTGCCAACAATATATCTCCGAGGGGCCGTTTACTTATTTTGTTGATTATGGTGTAAACATTCCAACGGCTACTAATGTTTTTCATTCATATTATTCCGGTGATGAAATCTATACGAATGCAAGTCAAAGAACCGTAAAAGAATGGCCCTCAAATCATGTGTTTCTGATTGATTATCCAATTCCCGAATTTCAAACACCATGTAACGTGCAAAACCAGCGCGATTTATATGGGGCAACTTATAGATTTGTCAATTCAGAATCTTACGTGTTTCCGCAATTCAATTACTGCACGAACTCATTTTAACTGGTGAACTGGTGAGCGAACAAAGGGAGAATAATATGGCTATAGATGACACAGACGACCCGACGAAGCGCAAGCAACGTCCAAACGATCCGACTGGCATTCCTTCGCCATTAACTGTTGATACTACGGCTCCTGGCGGTGTTGGCGAATCCAAGACCGAGCTGGCAACGGGTGTGCCCGTCGCCGGCGCCGTTAACCCGGTTTATGTACGATCAGTAGGAAATGAACATCACGGAGAACAACAAACAAGGAGGGATTGACGATGGCCTTATTAAACGACATAGAAACGAATAAAAAACGTATTGCGGCCGAACGCGCGCGAGTCAACGCGATGGGCACGTCGGCGTTGCAGAAGTCGCAGGCGGAGGCTGGGCAGATTGAAAAAACTATGCCAAGCCTCCTGGGTCCTCCGAAAGACCAAGAGTTGAAACCCGCCACAACTCCATGGCCTGCCGTGGGTCCGGCAATGACAAACCAAGAGGCAATGGCGACAGCGGCGCGTGTAGGAACGAATATCGCAACGCCAACGGGTTTATTTTCCACGCCATTGAACACGAACGCTAACTTTTCCGCATCTGCTCCGGCGGGATTGGTTGAGACTCAGCAGCAGCGCGCGGCGCGCGAGGCGGCACAATACGCGCAAGGCGCGGCCGCTACCAGGGCGATGCAATCGGCGGCTGGGCAGGGCATGACGCATAATGCCGCTACTGCCAGAACGCGCCAGTTGGAACAGGACGCAATTACACAGAAGCAGGCGGAACTCACATCTAAGACCGCTATTGGAGTCGCACATGAACAAGGTCTGGGACTGATTGGCAAGGAACAGGCTGGAATAGAAAAGGAGCGGGTCAAAGGAGAAGCGGCAGCACAGATCAAGGCGGATGCCTCGGGCGCTCAAGGCGTAATCACGAAGGATGAAGCTACCGGACTTCACATGGTAAACGGCAAACCATTGGCAAAAGACGCAGAAGAACGGGCGACATCGCATGATGAGCTAATGGATAGGATTAGCGACGCCAAAAACCTTGCCCCTGGAAAAGAGAATGATACACCCTCGCATTGGTATAATCCTTCATCTTGGGGCAACGGGCCTGGACAAAAATGGATGTACAACAGGGATACCAAACACCACGAACTTGTGGATCCGAACAAAGAGGGCAAAGAGGATTCCGGTGTATATGGAAAAGGGTATCCCAAATACCTTCCGCTTACACCCGAAGAGCGCCAAGCCATGACTGACGCTCATAGTGGTGGCGCTGCGTCTCAAGTCGGGGGTAAGAGGGCTGTAAATCAGCAACCCAATCCGTCTCTGTCGGCTCCTCCTCTTCCGCCGATACCGTATCCCGGTGGTTTGACTAATCAGCCTTCGCCCGCGGTTACTTCGTCCACGCCGGGTTTGCTTCCGGCGCAACCGGCGGCGGCGGCGCAATCCGGAACGGTGACGATGCTCTTTCCTGACGGGAAACGGAAACAGGTACCGGCGGCGGATCAGCAACGCTATGCCGCCATGGGTGGAAAAGTTCAATGAGCAATCCTTGGGACACACTTCCTGATGCCCCTGTGACTACGGCGCCTCCCAGCAAGCAGCCATGGGATGCCCTGCCGGACGCGCCGGCGCCTCCCGCGACGGTCCAGAAGCAACCTTGGGACGAACTACCGGATGCGCCTACGTCCGGTTTGGGCGCCATTGTGCAGCCGGCTACCGGCCGTGCTGTGATGAATCAGCCTGGTGGCGGTCTGACGGGGGTCACCTACACTCCTCCCCCGGCGCCGATCCCGGGGTCCACCGGACTGATTAACCCCGTGACGGACTTGCGGGCGGGGATTGCGCCGGTCAGGGCGCCTCCAGCACAGACAGTTGCACCAGTTGAACCAGTCCAGAAGCAGCCTTTTGTACCACCCACGGAAGAAGCTGCGGGGCTGATCGGATTGCCGGCGGCGCCACCTACACGTACCGCCACTGGTTTGGGATTGATTCAAGGTCCTGAATTAAATCTAAAGACTCCTGGCGTTACGGTAGCAAAGCCACTTGAAAGCGCGGTTCCTGACATTTTCACGGGCACGACGCCGGAAGAAAGAAGCGCCGGTGCGGCTGGTCTTGAAACTCTTTATAGACAAGCCGAGGGCACGGTACAGACGGCAAAGAGCTTGTTGGATATGCCAAAGACCATCCGAGACAATGCCTTCAGCTTTTTGTGGAATGCTTTTCCTGACCAGATGCAGAAGTTTCAAGAAAGTCGCGGTCAGATGCCCGCACGGCCACTGGAAGAATCAAAAGGTGAACAAAGAGAAGGAAAGGCGACTCAGGTTGTCAATGAATTCATGGATGGGGTCAAGGACATCCACAAGGAATCCCTTGATGAAATAGCCAAGGAACACGGTCTTGGCGGGTCTGTTGCTCAATCTCTTGTTGATGGTGGCGTTTCTCTGGCAATCAACTTGGCTATGCTTCGAGGCGTAAGTGGTCACGATCCTGCTGAATTAACCGGTTCCGCATCAATGATGCGCCGTGCGGCGGTGCAGAATGCCAAGGTGTCGGCGGCCGTCTATGTAAGCACCCCCGGTACTCCGGAAGAGAAGATGAAGTCGGCACTCAACACGGCGGCTTATATGGGCGTTCCGACTTTTGCTTCACTGGCTCCGAGTCATTGGATGGCGATGACGGGGGCTATTCTGGCGAACATGGGGCTTAACAGTGAAACCTATGTCAAGGGAATTAGTGCGGCTCGCGCCCAGGCTGAAAAGGAAGGTAAACCTGAAAACTGGCCGATCTATGCCGCCATGAATCTTGGGCCAGAAGTGATGCAGGACATCATGTTTGGTATAGGAACAAGGTCAATCAATGAAAACGCATATTATACTCCAAAGGAACGTGTAAAGGCTGAAATACAAAGAGAGAAGATTTTACGGGAATGGCAAGAGAAGAAGGCGGAAATTGATGCGACTGAAAATGATTTACAGGCTCGTTTCCGGGCTGGTGATCCTGAAGCTCGTGATATAATTGGAAAGCGCCACGGGACTGAACAGACGGCATTTACTGGTAGAAAACCGGGCGCCGCTTCTACCGTTGCCGATGTTGGAATTCCCGGTGAAGTCGGCCGTCCTGCTCCTGCGGATATTGGTGCTGGTGGTCTCTTACCCGCCCGCCGCGTCCTGAACGTCCCTGCATCCATCGGCCCCGATAATGTTTCCACCGACGCCGGCCGAGTTGCGGCTATGATCCGCGAGCAGGCGAAAACGCGCGCGCCAGAAGAACGTGCCATAATGCGTGTGTTTGCCGATGCTGTGGAGCAGGCAAAGACTCCCGAAGAATATCAAGCGACTATCCAAGCGGCTAATGAGGAATTGCTTACTGATCGTTCAAAGATTCCCGGCCAGACGGCGGTTGATGCCGTCCAGAACAGACCGGGCGCCGATGAAATCAATAAGTCAAAACTCGATTCAATTTTAACGGTCCCGCCCACTCCACCAAATCAGATACCAACAGTACAAGCCCCTTCGGGGGTTATTACTAAAAGGGAGCCTGGAGCGGGACCCTCTTTAACGCAACAACCAACAACGGAGGTGTCAGATGCCATTAAAACCGGGAAAGAGCCAGAAGGTCGTGTCGGAGAACATATCGGAACTGCACGGCGGGAAGACATACGCCCATACAGCGCACAAGTTCGGCAAGGCCAAGGCGGCCAAGCAGTCGGTGGCGATCGCGTTGCAGAAGGCGCGGGAAGGACGCAAGGGGCTGATGGGCTGAAAAAGCCTGTTTTGCCACCTAAACGTGCCAAATTGCCTGTAGAAGCGGCTAAACTCGTTGAGAGAGTAGAAGCACCTGCGGCGGGGGCGTTACCTTCGGATACGACGAGTGCGCCAGTAACTATTTCAGAACCGGAACTAAAGGGAGCCTCTCATGGTCAGAGTGATATTACTATTAGGGCTGAAATAAATACACCAACCCAAAAAGGTCTTGTTGGTTATTCCACTATTGCCGAGGACTACGATTCTGTTCAACTGCAATACATTGAAGTTCGTCCAGAATATCGCCGAAAAGGAATTGGTACAAAACTTATAAAAGCATCCGAAGATTATGCTAAGAGTAAAGGCAAAAAGTTCATTTGGAGCGGAACCACAGATGAAGGCGAAGCGTTGAAAAAGGGAATAGCCAAAGAACCTGCACCACCTTCGGGGGCCGAGAGGCCGGAGATGATGACGCCGGATGCCACGCCATTTAATGTTGACGATAAATTATTTATGTCTTCGCCTTTTTCGGGAGACACTTCCGAGGTAAATTATCGGGGAAGTTTGCCAGATGGTAAGGCGGTTATATGGACGGGTAAATCCCAAATGTCGGTGCCGATGGAGTGGTTAAGCAGAACTATGCCGGATAAGGCGAAAGATGCAGAGCGGAAGCCCATCTCGCAAACTCCGGCCCTTTCTAAAGTGACGCCGGAGCCTGCACCTCCAATGGCGGGACAACAGGAAGTGCAGTTGCCTGTTGTTTCTTTACCAAGCACTAAAGCCGAACTCGTTAAGGAACTAATCGGGGAAGAACCGGCAACGACAGCCGTAAATCGTTCCGATTGGGTTATCAAACGTAACGCTCTTGTTAAGCGCACAATATCAGATTTGCAGAAAGAGGCTTCTGCTATTCGTAAAATACGGTCCGACAGTCAAATAAAAATGGCTGAAACTCGCAAGATAATTCCAGAAGTGCAGAAGATTGCTGATGCCGCTGGCTCTTCGTGGAGAGGCGCAATTAACGAACATTTGAAGTCTCAAGGAATAACTCCAATTCCTAATACCGATAAGGGCGAAACTATTGCAATCGCATCCGGCAAAATAGCTGAACGTAGAATAAGACAGCAAGCCGAGCAAGCCAAGCCAGCGGAGCCTGCGCCGAAGGGGGCGAAAGTAACACCTACTACAAAACTATCTGCCGCTTCTGTTGCCGAACGGGCGGGGCAAGCATGGGGAAGCCATGCCGTTGATGTTGTTGAACCACTTGAAAAACAAGTGCGTAACATGGAACATAAGATGTTTTTGATGATAGCTGATTCAAAGAGTACCACACCTGAAACGCCTTCAAAGTCAAGAATGTCAAAAAAAGAATTTTTATCAAAGTATGGTTTCAAAGATAAAGATGAGGCTAATGCTGAGTTTCGTAAACAGCAATCAGAGCTTGAAAATAAAAAAGCAGAGTTAAAAACTGCACAAGAAAAACTGTCAGAACTTTCCAAGGAAAAAGAATTAGCGAACGAAGCGTGGCGTAATGAATCGAAGGTTGGCGTTTCTAAGTCAGAACCACCACCCGAAGGGGCGCGGGGGGAGAAGGCGGAGCCTGTTGTCAAGCGCAAGATTCCCGAAGCCAAGAGCGTGATGAAGGCTAAGGTCGAGATGGTTGAAACCAAGTCCGGTGATGTAAATGTGTCCGTTCCTTCAGCGGATAAATCGGATATTAAGCCTTCACAACAGAAAAAGTATTTGCTGGCTCAAATTGATAAAGTGGTTGAACAAGCACCAATGGCAAAGGATTTAATTCCCGATCCAGTTGATGCGCTTTCAAAATGGGACTACGAGCATCTAACTCCCACAAGAAAAGACGAACTAACTGCCGAAAGATTGACGGCTCATAAATCCAATATTGAAAAGTTTGGCAAGGTAACAATCGAAGTCCCCGGCGATGGAACATTTGAGATTCTAAATACCCGTCAGTCGTTAGAGGCATTCCGCGAGCGTGCTAAAAAGTTTCCGCTATCCACATTGGAATCTAAACAGACTGGTTCAAAACCCGTCGGCCCAACGACCATATCCAAGGAGTCGGCTCGCCCGAAAGACCAGGCCGAACTTCAGAAGGTGATGAAACCATTTGTTTCAACGGACGAAGAAAGAGTTGTTTTACAAGATGCTCATGTAGAAGATGGAACAATGGTCGCTACGGACGGCAAGCGAATGGCTATTCTTTTGGACGTTAAAGGTCCAACAACCAAGCATGAAGGCGACTATCCTACCGCTGCTATTAAACAAGCCGTTCCCGGCTATCGTGAAGGTAAATTACCTGATTTATCTGACCATCAGAAAGCTAAGGTTTCGGATACGGAACAATTCATTCGGCAACTACGTCAAGCATTGTCGGCTACGTCAGGTGATAGAGGCGGACAAGATTCTGTTGATCTTTTCATTATGCCAGATGGCAAGGTTGCAATGGCTGAAAAGCGTGAGGAAGTCGGTGAATATCGTTCTGCCGATATAAGCAAGGGTAAATTTATTGGCAATTATCAAATTCAATTTCTCGAAGATGCTGCAATGCTCATGCGGAAAACCGGCAATACGGAATTTTCTGTAAATTGGAAAGATGACATACTTCCTCTTGTTCTTACTGGAAAACGTGAGTATGCCATCATAATGCCACGAAGAGGCGTAGATGTTGCCACGAAGTATGGGCCGTCGAAAGACGAAGAAGCCCAGCGAGTTGAAGAAGCAAAGAATAAAAAACTTGAGGAAATGGCGCAAGAATTACCGGGAACGAAAGTTGTTGCAGAAAAACCAGCTACCGAACCCGCTGGACTCCCGGCTGGAAAAAGATATAGTCACTTGGACATAAATAAAGGAGGACGTGATGAGCAACGAAAAGTCGAGCGAGCTGTTGGTTCACCGGCAGATCGGCAAGCGCAGATACTTCGGGAAGGCGAGCGATCTCTACGGGCCGACTATGCCGCCCGTAAAGCCGGCGACCCAGGAGGATTTGAAGATTATCAATTCAGTCCTGAAGGCTTCAGGAGTAAAGCCTTATCAGACTTAACCGGCGATGCTCGTCTCAAGATACTCGACGCCACCCTCACCAAGTCCGGTCGAAAGATGCAGTTGTCCTCCATTGCGCGGAAGTATGACTTGGATCTGGCCAACGAAGCCGACCACGAACGGGCGATGAAGGAACTGGTTGCCAAGATCACAGAGGAGCGCACGTCCAAGCCGAACGTCTGGCAGAGGTTTGAAGAGGCAATCGGAGCGTCAAAGAGAGAGAAAGTGCCTCAAAAGGTGTCAGAACGCGGTAAGATGCCCGTAGAGACGCAGAAAACCGTCCCGGCGACCGGAGAGGCACAAGAGCAAGGGGTGGGCGAGATAGAGGCTGGCAAGGCTGTAGAACCCCCTGTAGAGGCGGTTAAAACGCCTGAAATCGAGGCGAAGCCCGATCTGCCATCCCTTGAGGAGTCTGGGTTCAAGTCCGAAACCGATCTCGATGCGGCCTATAAAAAGGATGGCTTGAAGCAGTTTGGCCAGACGCGGGATCAATTCCTGATGTGGAAGTGGTGCCAGAGTTTGGGGAAGTACGTCCAATTTACTCGACAACCGAGGGGTAAGTAATGCTGACCGATGTTTCAAAGGTAACAATGCTGGTCGTGGACCATGGGAGTTTCGTATCGCTGGCACAGCGGCTGGGAGAAGATTGTGCCAAGGTGTACTACTGCCCGTTCAGCACCGGAAGCTACCCCACGATGCACGATGAGCTGATTGGGTATGGATTAGATGGTATCGAGGTCGTCAACAACCCATGGGAGGTCTTGGAAAAGATTGACGTTGCTGTGTTCCCGGATGTCTATTGCGGACCGATGCAGGTCCACTTTGCCGAGAAATTACAGATTCCAGTCTGGGGCTCGCGCATGGGTGAGCGGCTTGAGATTGACCGGGTGTACTGCAAGGAACTCATGGCTAAGCTGGGCCTGCCTGTTGGTCCGTATGATGTGATTAAGGGCGTCACGGCATTGCGCGAGTATATCAAGGACAACCCGGATGTTCACGTCAAGATGTCGCGGTACCGTGGCGACTGGGAGACGAAGCATTTTGATAGTTACTTTCTTGCGAAGAACGAACTGGATAAACTTGAACAGCGGCTTGGGGTGTTGTCGGAGATTACGGTGTTTGTTTGTGAAAAGTCCTTGGAGGGGAAGATTGAGTTCGGGCGTGACAACTATTCCGTGGATGGAAAGTATCCGAAGAAGGCGCTCCTTGGCATCGAAGTCAAGGACCTCGGCTATGCGGGCATGGTCAAGGACGATGACGATCTTCCCGAATACGTCCATCGGTTCGACACGGCCATCGAACCGACGCTTAAGCGATTAAAGTTCAGGGGAAACGAGAGCACGGAGATCCGGATGGGGCGCGATAAGGTGCCGTTCATGATCGACTTCTGCGCGCGCTTGGCAAATCCGCCTTCCAGCCTGTACATGGAGCAGTACAAGAACATGCCGGAAATCATCCTTGCCGGTGCCCAAGGCGAACTGAAAGAACCCGACGTAGCTGCCAAGTGGGGTGTCGAGGCCATTATTTATTCTGATACGGCCATGGAAGATGATCCGGTGTCCGTGGAGTTTCCAAAGAACTTGTCACAGTTCATCAAGTTTCGTAACTTGGTTAAGGTCAATGGACATTACCAAGTCATCCCGACAAGGTTTCACTGGCCGCAGATCGGGTCCGTGATCGGCATGGGTAAGACGCTGAAAGAGGCCGGCGAGATGGTTAAGGATATTGCCAAGGAAGTCAAAGGTAAGGTTTCGATTAAGGTGGAGTCCATTGACGAGGCACAGGAACAGATTGACGAGGCTTCCGAGATGGGGCTGGATTTATTCTAATGAACCCTCCCTTACAATGGTTCGACGAGGCGATCGGTCAAGAAGACAATGAGTACGACAACGCTTATGACGGAGAAGAATAGGCCATGATGCTACCCTGTCCAAAAACATTACCCGGCTGGTCGGAGTTCCAAGACAGCCTGAAGGACCGCTTCCCGGATGCCAAAGAGCGCGAGAAAATGGCATCGTTTGCGTACTTTAAAAGCAACTGGGGCGTCAAGGATGCCAGCGAAGTTAAGATGCCCGACAAGGAAACGGCGTTGGGGTATTTCCAGCCACAACAGAAAGCAATAGCAGAAACAGCGAAGTACGGTGATCTTTCAAAAAAAGGAGAATACGATGAACAAGACGTTGCCCAAGTTCTTATTCGTGCAAGAGGGGACTACGAGATACGCGCTTCCGATAAATCGGAATGGCCCTCATTATTTGAGCGAGCAAGACGAGACGATGTTGAAAAATATGGCGAACAAAAATCCAGACTCGCACCGGTTCGACTTTCTGACGCCTTCGCGCAAAGCGACCGCTTCCGCGCAATCCACGCCATAGGAAAGAAAAACGGATTAAACATCGTCCCTATCGAGAATGTTGATTGGGGCGGAGTCAATACCGCGCAAGGCGTTCTGCTTAGCGATCATCCTGACGCAGAATATCTGACCGTTCATGAAATCGGGCATGAGTTGAACAGGCGCGGCGATGCTTCCGTCGCGTCGCTTATTCAAGAAGTGGACCGCAATTCAGGAATGCGCCAGGGAATGCAGGATTTTCTAATGTCGCAACCGGATGTTCGGCGGATTTATGGGCAGAACGCCGCAGAAACACTTGGACTGCAAAACAAGAAGATGTTGAGTGTTTCCGAGCGCAATCGCATAGCCGCCGAAGTCGAGCGCGCGATAGATGAAGAAATAGCCGTATCGCATTTAGGCGGGATGGATATGGCGGACGCCTTCAAGGACAAGGCCAAGGCTCTGAAGTTAAGATCGGAAATATTTAACAGGATCATGTCTCCAACTGGTAGTGCAGAGAAGACGACTGGCATTTCAGGCCCGCCGAAGTATGGCGACATTTCCGCCGAATACGCCGAACTCATCCAAAAATCGGAAGAGGAAAAGGAATTACCGAGTAAGGCAGCCACCATCGGGCACACGCTGGGCAAGGCTTTGGGCAAGGAAGAGGCCACGGTTAAAGCTGAACAGAAGGCCGAGCGTGTAAAGGAATCTACGGCAGAGCGTATGGCGAGGTTGAAGGAGTTGGGTAAGGCCAGGGTGGAACAGATAAAGGCTCGTGCGGAGTCTGCCGTTCTGGGTGCCAGGATAGGTGAACGGGCTAAGGGACGGGAAGAAGCACGTAAAGAAGTTGCTCCCAAAGAATATGCCCGCGGTAGTAAAGAAGCAAGGGCCGCATCTGATGTTGTTATTGGTGGTTTGAAACAACAACTTGTAGACATGAAGAAGACTTACAAAGAGACTGATGCTTGGCTTGCTGCCGACCAAGAAAAGGTGCGTAGTCAGATGGTAGAAGCCGTAAATAAATTGCTTCCGCCTGATGAACGTGGCGCCTTCGTTAATCGCATTACACAAGCCATGAAGCGTCCATCTATTGAAAAAGGCGATCCGGAGTCCATGTATGAACGGTCTGCTAAGGTCATACAGGAGATTTCCGACAAAGCCGATGAAGTCTGGAAGAAGGATGCTATTGCCGATATTCGCAAGGTTGCCAGCAGGGCTGTTGATTCGCCATCCGTTGATCTTAAAGTGAAAAATCTTATTCGGCGGATACTTGCAGACATTAACTTGAAGAAGGTAACGGAAGCCACCAAGGACAAACTACAGAAAACCAAGGAGTTCCTAGACAAGATGGAGTCCGCGGGCAAGGACGTTTATCTTCCTGAAAAGATACGCAAATCCATAGACGATCTGGGAAAGGGCAATATCAGGGATATGGATATTTCGGCTATTGCCACATTGCAAACCAATCTACGGCTGGCTGAAAAACTCGGGCATACGAAATTTAAGGATAGACAAGCATCGAAGGAAGCAGAACGCGAAGAAAAGATAAACGAAATGCTTGCGGGTCCAAGTGCTCCAATAGAAGCGAACAAGGAGATATTCCCGCAGCCAATGACAAGCCTTAAGGCTAAGGAGCGTTTTGCTAACTGGATGGGCGAGCAGGAAGATAACTGGCGGATATTACTTATTCGTGGACCTCAATCTCAAAACAAGTTTTTTGATACCATGCAGGGGTCAAGAGGAACATTCGCGGGTCCGCTATTCGACCATATAAGCAATCCGATGTCTGCCGCATTTGACGCTTATCGGCGTGAATTCGATCCATTACGCGAATCGTTTGATAAAATCCAAGAGGAGCAGAAGTTCACACCAGAAGATGAAACCGGCATCGGGACATATATGCACCTCCGGCAAGAGGGCGGTGAAGAACGCTTGATGGCTGAAACGGGTGTTACCAAAGAAAGTATAGAAGCAGTAAGAAAGCGGGCTGAAACCGATAAACGATGGCAGGTATGGATAAAGGCGTGGGATGATTACCAGAAGCAGGTTTTTCCAAGGCTTCAACAGTTTCTTTATGATGCCTACAACATTGATATAACTCCGGTGGAAAACCGCTTTCCTTGGATGCGTGATTGGCATAAATACGTTTCTGACCCGACAAATCCGATAGCAGATAAAAGAACAGGAAGACCCCTTTCTGAAGAAGAAGTCGAATCATTGGGACAGGTTCTTGGAAACTTCCATGCTTATAATACAAGCAAATTAAAGCAAGGATTTATCCTTGAACGAAAACCTCATGCCAAAACAGCTATTCGGCTGGATGCTTTTGATGTGGCCGAAGCCGACCAGAGAAACGTTCTACGTCTGTTAAATATGCAGGAAAAGGCAATCCAAGTTGGTAAAATGCTACGCGACCCACGGTTCAGGGAAAAATACGGGGACATGGGGCAAGAATTGGCGCTGAAGTGGCTAACGACTACTGTGACCGATGGACATGGAGCAGGGGCCCATCGGTGGCCGGCTCTTGATAAGATGCGCCGAGGCACAAGCAGGGCGATGGTTCTTTATCGTTTGCTTCCTAATATTAAACATACTTCATCTGTGCCACTTGCGGCCTATCATGCGGGTGGGTTGAACTATCTCTATGATGGGTTCCACTATCAAATGACACCAGAAGGCAAAGAGTTTTTACGTATGTTTCCACAGGTATTTTCCCGCCAAGCAGGTTCTATCACATACGCCGAAATGAGAGCAAGGGCTGATTTTTACGGTTTTTATGCTGGCCGTTTCTTCGATGCGTCTATTGCCAGGGCAACATTCACTGGGCGTTTTCTGAAAGAATTAAAGGCAATGGGTCGTGTGCCTACCTTAGATCAGGACGACATCGCTGATGCAACCGATCCTTCTACTCCAATCGGCAAGGCGGCATATACGGCGGCCAATAGAATGACTCGCGCGGTATCATCAACATTGCCCAAGGACATGCAACCGATGCTTACTCAAGGGCTGGGCTTCGGCGGAAATATAAGCATACCCAGAGCCATAGCTCAATTCGGTCTGTTCAGACTGGAAAGATACAGCAACGTGCTTGATATTCCAAAGACATTTAAGCGGTCTCCCATGGCTGGACTTGGTCTTCTTTTGGCACTCGCTTCAACAGTAGCATGGGAAGCCGCCATTACGGCTGGCGGAGCCACGATTTCATATCTGTTATTGCCGGAATCTGCCAAAAAGAAAGTTAGAAAAGCCAAGACATTTGGAGAAGAATTTGTACACAGGGCTGTAGAGGATGTTCTTAGTTGGCCACCTTATATGTCCAACATTCTCGCGGCTTGGCGATATGGAGAAAGCGGCGTACCGGCTGAAGATACGATCATCGGACTATTGCGGTCGGCAAAGCAGATTTACACGGCTAAAAAGCCAGAAACGAAAGAGCGGGCAGCAATCAGGGCAGCGGCCGCAGGCGCAGAGGTCTTGGGCGGGCTGGGTGTTCCGGGACTATATGCTATCCCGACGTTTGAATCTTTGGCCGAAGCTGCGCTGGCTGAGTCTCAAGATCAGCCCGCTGGCGCTCCAATGTCCAGCCAGCAGATAGACGCCGCGATCAGGAAACAAGATGCGAGGATGCGTAATCCGCCTTCGCCTGAAAAGACTTTACAAAGGAGGATGGATAGACTGAAAAAAGCCGGCTACCGATAAATTGTCTTGCTTTTTGCCTCGTTTTTTGATATTAGGTCATTTATTAAAATAACTATCGAAAGGAATCAATCATGCGCTCAAAATTAACCGCTCTCGCCGTGTCTGCCATGCTGTTATCCACAACCGTTCTGTTTGCCCAGGACCGCACTATTCATACGGTTGTGCCGTTCGATGGGTCAAGTCTTGCCGTAAACTCAACGAACTACTCGCCCACCATTGATCTCTGGGGTTATCAACCCTTCAGTTTCAACTACGCCTTGCAGTTGCAGGCGACGAATCTGACAACGGGAACAGCCGGCGTAGTCAATGTGTCCTGCGATTTGTCAAACGACGGCATCACCTTCCCGTCGAATACAAACATTGTGACGGGCCTCACCTTCACGAACGCGGCGAATGGCATAGGATTTTACCAGTTCAGCTCGGGGGTCTGCCGCTATTTGAGATTTAAGGCCATAGTCACCACGACCAATTCGTTCCTGAAAGCCATCCTGATAATTCAGTAACCGGGGGTGCATATGTTCAAATGGATCCGCATAGCCGCAATGTGCCTTCTGGCGTCCACGGCTGGCGCCCAGTATTACTCGATCAATATTGACAGCCAGCACCCCAAGACTGACTACTTGGTGCCGTTTCAGTATGCCGCCAACACGCCATTCCTTAAGGCTTCCTTCTATGATGGCGCCCCTACTCCCATTGATATGACGTTATGGGCTTGCGAGATGGACGTATTCCAGACGCAGTTCAGCACGAACGGGGTGTTTATCGTTCCGGGCGTATTCGGCGGGAGTAACGAGATAGACTTCTTGGGTTCAACGAACGTGTGGCCGGCGCCACGCGATTATTGGTTCAGCATCAAGGGCACATATTCTTCGGGTTACACAAAAACATGGGCCACCGGTAGGCTTCAAGTTCTGTACGATCCGTCTGTATCAAGTAACATGTGGTCTGCCATGCAGCAGATCAACTTGTCGTGGTTGACAAACTGGATAGGGGCGCAGGTTGGCTCCAACACCCTCAACATCGCCAACCTCACCGCGACCTTCAATGCCACCTCCGGCCAAGTGACAACCGCGCTCGGCACACTGACGACGAATCTGGCCGCCGAAGTTTCGAGGGCAACGAACGCCGAAGCCATCGTCAGCAATTCCGTCAACGCCAACGTGACTGCGGAATATCAACGCGCTACGAATGCCGAGGCGGCTGTCAGCAACTACGTGAATACGGAGGTGGCGGTTGAAGCGACGAGGGCAACAAATGCAGAGGCAGTATTACAAGGGGAAATAATAAGCATGAGTGTTTCATCTAATCAAATATATCGGTATGTTGCCATGACTAATGGTAATAACAAAGTAGATGTTCTTGCATCTGGATTAGGTATTACTGCCTCACTTGGCGGTTCTACAATAACAGTATCTATTCCGACAGGGGTTCGGATATTCACGGCTCAAGTTCAATGGGATGGAATCAATAATGGCAGTTCATTCATATTAGATATTGGGACGACAGATGTTTTGAATGATAATGCTGTTGATAGGTGGGCTGTTCTTTTTCAAAGTTATAGGCTTGATACGGGGGCTTTAATACCTGGAGCGCAAGCCAGAATAGACCCTGCTAATTTTAGTCAATATCTCGTGCAAGGATTGTCGCCGCAGACTATCAATTATTGCCGCTTTTCATGGTAAAATTATGGAAACAAAAATTTGTCCGAAATGTAAAAAAGACAAACCTTTTTCCGAGTTTCATAAAAACAAGCGATTGAAATACGGAATACAAGTTCAGTGCAAAAAATGCGTAAATGAATTTCACAAAAGTTTTTATGCCCAAAATAGATTAAAAAATAATAAAAAGGATTACAGCAAAGAAGAATTTATAAAATGTCCTTCTTGTAAAGAAATAAAGTCCAGTTTTTTGTTTGATAAAACCAGGTCTTTCAAAAATGGTTATTCAAGGCTTTGCAAATCATGTGGTTTAAGTAGAGATCGAAAACACCGTTATGGAGTTACTTCTGATGTTCTTTGCGATTTAATAAAAAAACAAAACGGCAAATGTGCAATATGTAATAGCGAATTTAGCAGGAATTTTTGCGTAGATCATGACCACAAATCTAAGACAGTTAGGGGCTTGTTATGTTTTGGATGTAATTTTATTTTGGGAGTAGCAAAAGATAATCCTGCTATTCTTCATTCGGCAGCCTTATATCTGGAAAGGTCTAAAACGTGAAACGATTTTTAGCTTCATTTTTTATTCTTGTTGCTGGATTAGTGTTCGCCTCACCGCCCTTGGTGCAGGGTGAACTTGATGTCCAGTCCTATGTTGAGCAAGTGGCAAATGTCAGCTATCAGGTGTCTGGTAACTTTTATGATTTATCAGTGGTAGGGTTCACTGGATTGAATGTGACCAACGGGCAATATCTGTTCACGGAGAACATTCTTGGTTCTGTGGACGGCTGGGTGATAACAAACTTGGTTTATGCGGATGCCACTGTAATAACAGCGCAAGTTGTGTATGCGGAAGGTGGAAGTAGTGATGTTGGTATGGTAGCTGGATATGCGGCGGTGTGTTCATTGTCAACAAATAGTGCGGGATTTCCGCAACAGCCTTCGCCGGAATATACGCATGTCAGCGAAAACATGCTTTCGCAAATTCGCAATTACAGTTTTCGCAGGATTACAGAAACAGGTGGCGGTAGCACCAACACCACCGACAGCGCAGCCATCCACACAAACCAGATAGGTAGCGGATTGTTGTGGAACGGGTTGGTGCTGACGGCAACGAATACAGGTAGCGGAGGAATGACCAACGAAACAGAACCGGCCTTTACAAATTGGCTATCAACGAATAGTTACGTCAAGGTTGAAGTTGACCCTGTATTTACCAACTGGCTTGACACCAATGCTTATGTCAAATCTAATCCCGGTTTTTTAACAAATGGTTCGCCGGGGACTTGGACAAACCTATCGGAATACAACAATGATCTTGCGGCAATGTCCACGAATTTGTCGGATTATAACAACGACGTTCCATTCTTGACCAATGAGACCGAATTCATAAGTTGGCTTTCGACCAACACCTATGTCAAGTTTGACCCCGGTTGGCTGACAAACGAGGCGGCGTTCATAAGCTGGTTGAACACGAACACCTACATTAAGGTGAATCCGGGCTGGTTGACTAATGAGACTGGATCAATCTTTACTAATTGGCTGTCAACGAATACCTATGTCCAATCCAACACCGGCGACTGGGCGGGCACATTTGGCGCGCATCTTCCCAGCTTTTATCTTAACTACGCCAACTTTACGAATACCCCATCCATCCCGTCTACAAATGGTCTTGCCAATACCAACGACTATCCCGGCACATGGCAGTCCCACGCGCCGTCGTATTTCTACCTCAACAGCGACCCGTCAAACTTTCAGGGTCAGATCACATCCTTATCTACCGGCAAGGTGGACAAGACTGATGCTCGCTATCTTGCGGCTTTAACCAATAACCCCGGATGGCTCACGAATGTCGTTGGCTACGTTCCGACAAATGATGCCCGCTACTTGGCGGCACTTACGAATAATCCCGGATGGCTGACCAACGAAACCTATCTCGGTACGATCACCGGCATGACTGTTGCGGAGAGCACAAACGCGTCCAGCGTGACAACTAACGCGGGAGTGCTCGCGCTGAATGTTCGGACGAACGCGGGCGGGGGCGCTGGCAGCATCACCAACATCGTCTCCACGGACGGTAGCGTGCAGATCGCCGTTCCGGGCGGTCCTCAACCGAACCTGAGCGCGACGAACGCGGTGTCCGGCTGGTCAGGCTACAACGCCACGCAACAGGTGGCATGGGTGGGTGCTGTAGTGGGCACAAATTTATTAGTAACCGGGAACATGGGAATATTGTGGCCAGTGATCGAGACTGGTATCTACTATCAAGTTTATAGTTCTTTGCCCGCGATGGTTTGGACGAATGTTTATGGAAGCGTGATTGCGACAAATATCTTTTATCCCGATCAATATAAAATTATGCCTGACTATCAGGTGTTGTATTGGTTGTCAAAAACATCAAGTTTTTTAACCGTTACCGGGTCTTATTATGATGCCGAAGAGGGAAGCGCCCTCACTGTGGTCTACGGTTCTACCTCTACCGGCAACATTTCATGGAAATCCGGTTTTGACGGCATGAATTGGACGATCACTAAGGCTGGCGTGGTGCAGGTGGACGCGACGAACGTGGCGACAAAGACCGAAAACCTCGCAACCAGCAACGCGATCCCGACCACGGCGGCGCAGGTGGGGGCGGTATCCAACAATGCGACAGGCATCATAGCGGCTGGCGGGGCTACCGGCACCCCGCTCTATGTCCAATCTTACGGCACATCCAGTTCCACGGCCTATCGCGGCGACTGGGGCGCAAGTGTCAGCGGTCAGGTGGCGATATTGAATACCAACACACTTCTCCTTACCGGCGGGGCGATGGGCGGGAACATCAACCTGAACGGACACACGATCAGCAACGGCGCGGCGAGCGTGTCGGCGTTGCAGGTCACGGGCGGTACGTTGAGTAATTCCGCATTCCTTTGCGATACAGGTGGCCTCGGAAACGCCTCATGGCAAGTGGGGCCGGGAGTGTCGGCATATCAAAATAGCTCTCAAGTTTTTCCCGCCTCGCAGACCACGGTGCTATTTCCTACTGTGCTATATAATTACGGTAATTGCTGGAACATAAACACCGGTATTTTTTCTCCGAGTATTCCCGGCAGATACATAATGGTTGCAAATTACTTCATGAAGGGGGGGGCATCTTACTTTGCGGCAGTAAAGGACGGAAACGTCATGGGACGGCTATATCAAGGAAACATTGTTAACCCGATGACGTATATATTTGATTGTCCAACTACCACAAACCAGATTCGCTTAGACTATCTTGGCGCAACAGTTAATACCAACAATCCTGATCAGGTATACACTTGGATACAAATTAACAGGTTGCCATGACCCCCTCGCCCGGCCTGGGCGGAGTTGAATATGACTACCATCGAAAAACTCGACTGGACGTGGACGGCGATCGTGGCGCTGGTTTGCGCTATCATCATGTTCGTCATGCTGGTATGCCAGTTGCCGGGAATAATTTACAGGGTGATGAGGAAGAGGATGAAAATTAAGACGAAGGGCGGGTGAGAACATGAGCGACGAACAAGGTCCGCAGGGCGTACAAGGGGTACAAGGCATTCAGGGTGTCCACGGTGACCATGGAACCTATGTTTCACAGGCAATGTGCAATGAACTTCACCGGCAAAGCAACGAAAAATATGATGCTCTCTTTACCCTGACAAATGAAATCAACAAACGTCTCTACAAGGACAATGGTACGGTCAGCATCCAGACCCGGCTTGATCGGGGAGACCGTATTCTCGGCGTGCTCTGTTGGGCAATAACAATCGCGGGTGGCGCGCTGATAATCGCGTTACTGACGCTGGCGTGGAAAACGATTGCAAAAGTGTGGCTGACATGACCGACACATCGACACTCGCGGACCTGTACGCCCGGAAGTTATCCATCGAGGACATGCTCAAGGTCGTCAGTGACCCGCCGAACCATCGGGTCTATAGAAGCGAATTAGAGCTGGTGAACAAGGACATTGCGGCGTTGGAGAAAGCAATCAAGCCGTTGCCGAACTGGGATCAGGGCAATCCAAGCGGATCAATATGAACAAACCAATCAAGATTTGGGAAAACGATCACAGTATCCTTGTCCAGCAACTCATGGATGAGATACCACTGGCCCCCGGGAACATTGTCCGGCAGGTAATTACGGCGGCGTACATGGCAGGGTGGGAACCATATTCAGATGGGATTTCCTGTTTTCCACAACTCGACATGCAGGGCTATAAGATAAAACACCCCCTCGGCGTTGGACACGACTACCTGTATTGGCAAGGCATGAAAAGCCCTTTTCTGCCATCGTCAATTACCACGGAGCATGATGCGCGGAAGTGGTGCGACGAATGGTTCAATTTGGCTTGCAAGGCGTTTGGGCATCCGATCTACGCGACGATATTCTGGTTCTGCCTGAGGGTAGGGGCGCAGAAGGCATGGGACGATCACCGCAAGGCTGGCGATCCCCGGCCGATAACTCCACAGGAGAATCCAACATGAAAAAGCTACTGACAGTCATAGCGATTGCAGAATTGCTTTGCGGCTGTGCCGTCTATCGAATTCCTACGCCTTGTGGCATGGCAACCATCAAGACCTTCTGCACGACGGCTGACATCCCGAAGTTTTCCGAGAGCAATACCAACGGATACTTAAACCTCGAAGGCTACACGACCAAGGGCGACGCGGCAGTTATCACGGCATCTAGTGACGCTTTAGGCCAACTTGTTGGCGCGGCGATAAAGGCGGGGATAGCGGCGGGGGCGATTCCTTGAGGACGGTAACGATTTGTAGAAACGAAACAAAGGAGGGTGCTATGCTCGACGGACTAATCCAAAAGATGCTAGCGGAGTGGCTTCGAAAGACCATTGCGAGCGCCTGCGGCGTGTGGATCACCCTGCTGGTGACCAAGGGCGTGGCAACGAAGTCGGACATGGACACGTTCATCCAGATCGGCGTGGCCATCCTGATATTTGTCGGCAATGCGCTCTACACGCGGATCAAAAACAAGGTGCAGGGCAAGACGGCGGTCACGATTCCTACGGTGATGGTCCCTGAAGTCGTGGCGACCGCGGCGGCGATAAGTCCGGCGGTGTCCAAGTAAGGGTTAGGTGGCGATAGGGCGTGTAGGGCAAGCAGGAGGGGTTATGGGGAAAATTATGCACAAATACGGCTGGATCAAGGATTCGATTGACCCATTGGACCACCTTCTGTTCCCGTTCAAGTACCGCATCCCTGTAGCCTTGCCCCCGCTGATTGACTTGCGTGATAGATGTTCGCCCATCGAGGACCAGGGCAACCTCGGCAGTTGTACGGCTAACGCGCTGGTGGGCGTCCTTGAGTTCCTTGAGATCAAAGCCGGTTCGCCCTTCGTTGACCTGTCCCGGCTCCTGCTGTACTACGATGAGCGGGATGTAGAGGGCACGGTGTCACAGGACTCCGGCGCCCAGCTTCGCACGGGCATACAGGTTTTGAAGACTCTCGGCGTGTGTCGTGAATCGCTGTGGCCCTATGACATTGGTCAGTTCGCAGTTCAGCCGTCATCCGTGTGCTATGCGGAGGCATCCAAACACACCATAAGCGCATACCAGAAGCTGGAATCGGTTGACGAAATGCGAGCGTGTCTTGCGGCTGGATTCCCATTTGCGGGCGGGTTCACGGTATGGCCGTCCATGGAAACGGACGCGGTTGCAAAGTCCGGAATCATTCCCACGCCCGGATTCTTTGAGAGTCGGTTTGGAAAACCCTTGGGGGGGCATGCGATTATGTTTTGCGGCTATGACGATGCCGCAAGACGGTTCATTATCCGCAATTCCTGGGGTGTAGGGTGGGGCAATGGCGGCTATGGAACTATTCCCTACGATTACCCGGTTGACGATTGTTGGGTGGTGCAGAAGACGGAAAACGACCTGTACTCGTTCAAACAAAACATAGAGGAGATGGCGGCATGAGTAACGTGGTTGCCCTCGAATGGCGGGCGCGAAACGTAGAGGATCGCCGGACGATCACGAAGCAGATACTCGCCAAGGGGTATTCGTGTGGGTGCGGGCAGTTTTGACGCTCTACAGGGCATCCAGACGCCGAATTCAGCCATTGTGATCCATTGGCACGCCCTTGGCATCAGGAAACTCTGACTCATCGTCAACAATCTTTATATAATCCGCCTGCAACTCCCCGCACAGGTCGAATATGGCGTTGGCCTTGTCGCCGGCCTTGCAGTAGTCGTCTTCCAGCACAAGCGACTTGGCATGGAGCTGGTCGCAAATCTGGTTGATCTTGGGGATGAAGTCGGCGAGGGTGGCAAGAATATCGAGCGGCAACGGTGCCTGATACTCCGGGCAGTTCTTCCCCTTGCATTCCTTTGACGGGCAATCTTCTTCATCGCGGCAGTTATCCATTGGCGTTCTCCTTGGTTATCCGCTCCATCAGCGCGGCGCGGTAATCCTTAATGCCGTCAAACACTTCGGTACATTGATCGCTGGTACATTCCTTGTAGCGCGGAACTCCTTGTGCTACTGCTTCCGCCATCACATCATCCTTGATCGTGGCGAGGATGCGGTCGCGCTCGCACTTTTGCTTCATGCTTACGGCTGTAACAGCGTCAAAACCCTTGCGTAATATGTCCAATTCGCACTCTGGACACTTCAAACGCTGGTGTCCATGCTCGCAGTCGCGGGCGTTGGGGAAGGTCGGCGCAACCTGCGGCTGGGGCTTGGGCTTGGGTGTCCAACTTAAAAGTTCAGGTGCCAAGCAATCGTAGTTCATACAACTATTTTCATAGACACAATTCCCGCACGTCCTGCCGTCCTTGTCCCCGTCGCCTGTTCCTGTGGTCATTTGGCCTCCTTTCGTACTTGATACCAAAGCATCATGGCTCGATTGGCAATATCCACACACAATTTTCTATCATCTACCCCGGCGGCCCCGATTATAGCGCAATCATCTTCCATTTCTTTCGCCAAATCCTCTTTTGGATAGGCACCATCCCATCCCGAATATCCTTCAGCTTCTTTTTGGAACAGACGCTCTTTCATTGCCAAAACAAATTCATCAACTGCCCCGCTCAATTTGTGCATTTTTTGCATTTCGGTCATTTGGACTCCTTGATTTGGTTCATTGCGTCTTCATATCCATCAGAATAGGCTTCGATAAAATCCAGTTGCTTTCTTGTGAAGTCTTTTTCATTCTCTCTGGAAGTCACTAAAGCGCCGGAGATAAAGTTCCATTCGGTCTTTACTTCTATGCCAAACTTATCCCTGACTCTGGCTTTCAGCTTGTTCCGAAATTCGGCATTGATTTTTTTACCAAGTATTTCTATTTTGCTCATTTCTCCCCCATTCCCCGGTCAGGCCGCGTGTCGGCGCGGGTGGTGACTGACTTGATGCCGGACTGCGGGTCGTTGAGTTCTCCAATTAAGTTTATCAACGCTCCGCTTTCGATAAGTCTGTTGTTCCCGTCCCGCATGACTCCGCCTTCGAGCCAGTGTTTAATTTCTGGAATAGCGTATCTCTCCCCTGCCCGTTGCGCGAGGGTGCGGATGAAGTCCGCAAGGGGTTGCTCGGCCGGCCTACCTAACTCATCGCTGGCGGATACAGCGTCGTCAAAGTCCTTTTCGTAAAGTGGTGCATCCGTCACCTTCGGCGACCACTTGTCCGTTAAAATTCTTTCCCTGTCGGAATGTCCGATGTGGTCGCAAGCGGAGCAAGGGTACACGTTGGCGGCTAAATTTAGGTTTATGCAATTTCTGCATAAGTGTCTTTTTCCGTCATCCGTCACCTTGGGCGCGGGGGCCGGGGCTTGCTTGGACTTCCACTCATCACATCCACCATTCCAACCGCCTCGCTTGCAACTTGACCAATCCTCGCCACAATTCCAACAGCCATTTGCCTGCATGATGGGCGCGGGGGCCGGGGCGGTCCAGTTCTTGCGCTCACTCTTCATTATTCTGCTATAACAACATCCATTGCATTCAGGAGGAAACCCACGGCTATCAAGATATATACACCCCTCGCACGAGAAGTGTTGCGGAAAGGGATGATCGGGCGGCGACGTATGCGCAGGTTCCTTCGCCACCGGCTTGTTCCGTTCTGCTTCAATGTCATGGCCATCCAATATGAGTTCAATATCTTTCAAAACCGCTTCTACCATTTTATCTTCACAACCGTTAATATATGTCCTCAGTCTTTTTAACTTGGCTTTAATGTGTTCCACGTTCACGCCGCAGAGTTGTCCGCTGATTTTCATTTTTATCCTCCGTTCCGGGCCTTAATCCTCGATAATAATTAAAAGCGACTTAAGAAGTTGCTCGGTTTGCGTTTTCTTGATTTTGGCACCGCGCAGGTCGGCACCGCGCAGGTCGGCACCGCTCAGGTCGGCACCGCGCAGGTTGGCATAGCGCAGGTTGGCATCGCGCAGGTTGGCACCGCGCAGGTTGGCATAGCTCAGGTCGGCACCGCTCAGGTTGGCATAGCTCAGGTCGGCACCGCTCAGGTCGGCACCGCGCAGGTCGGCACCGCGCAGGTTGGCATCGCGCAGGTTGGCATAGCGCAGGTCGGCACCGCGCAGGTTGGCATAG